ACAGAAAGGCTGATTGATTATTTGAATTTTAACAATAGCATTTTCCCTGAATACACTTCCAATAGCAATGGAGATATTTTCCCTGATACTAATAACTATAACATTGGTTGGGTACTGTAATGGATATATCTAACAACATAAAACCAACTAAATACCCAATGGGTCCAGATGAACTATCTGGGCTATTCGATGAGGCTGTTACAGCAGGAAGGGCAGGGAAGCAAGATACATTGGTAAGCGGTACAAACATTAAGACGGTTAATGGTGGTAGCTTGTTAGGTAGTGGGGATGTATCAATTACTGCGAGTGCCACTTGGGGAGGTATCACAGGTACGCTATCTAGTCAAACAGATTTACAGACTGCATTAAATGCAAAGCCAAATAACAAAATAGTCACAGGAGCAAGCGTAACAGGTACAACAGCTAATACTATTAGTGCAAATGCCTTACTACCTGCTAACACTTTACAATTAGGTAAGCCTTGTATGATACATATTAAGGCAAGAGGTAGAAGGGTAGGAAGTACTTTGAATGTAATTGCTTGTGGTATGTATAGAAATACTAGCGTAGCTTTAAGCGGTGCCACATTTCTAGGTCAAATTCAATTAACTGCAACCAACACCCTAGGACAACTTGAAAGGCATTTATTCTGGGATGGCGCAGGTAACATCTCAGTTCAATTTCCAGGTACTATAACTAGTGATATGATTAACAATGGTACATATTCAACAAGTGTTATCAATCCTGCAGTAGATAATTATTTTTTGTATACAATACAATGCAATAATGCAGGAGATACAGGACAAATTCAATGGGGCTTATACATAATTTATGCTTAATACATTCACATATAACGGAATTGAGTACACTATCACAGGACCTATTGAGGTAATTAGTGATACACAGCTACACGTAGAAACTGATAAAGGAATTATTCTAGTCGATGATACAATGGAAATTTATGAGCAGCTCAAAACAATATAAACCAAAACCTACCAACGTGGTAAAACTGAAGGTATGGTTGCAAACAAAAGATAAGAATGGCAAGTAATGGATGGGGTGTACCCTTTGATGCAGAAACAGGATTCGGCATGGGTGCTGTTAATGATGAAGGCACAGGATACGGCAATGTATTAATAACAAGTTATTCTGGTGAGACTAACATAAGCTCAGTAGATGCAGATAATGACTTAGTAATTCTAACCGAAGGACCTACTATCTATGTGGATGCTGATAATATGTATGTATTCTTTAGGTACAATCCTGACATCACTGTTACCAATGTTACATACACTCTGTATTTAGATGATAGATTTATTACAGATGGCTCATTAACAATGGATGGAATAAGTTGGATAGCTGAAGAGCCTGCAAAAGGCAGATATTACCTAACCTTAAAAGTGTTCACAGACCCTGATACGTTTTATCTTTTTGTTTCAAACACCCTTGACGTATAATGGAATACTTAAAATTCATCAGTTTCACCTACTACCTAGCTTTAATCGGCACTTGCCTAGCTATGTTTATGCAACCCGAAATGTACTTTAAGTTTGGGTCAGTGGCTTTATTTTCAAGGGCACTATTCCAAATTGTTAACGCATTAGTATACAAAAATGAAAGCTCAAATTAATATATTACTAACCACCATGCAGAGTAATTGGCTACAATTATTGGCCACTGTATGTACTTTTCTTATGCCTATATCAGGATTGCTTTTTTTGGTAGGTTTTGTAATCATCTTAGATACTATTTCGGGAATCTGGAAGTCAGTTAAGAATAAGGTCAAGATAACAAGCAGAGGCCTAAGTGCAATTATTAGCAAGATGTTGCTTTATCAGGTAACAGTTATTTTATTTTACATGATTGATAGCTTTATTCTTAATGCTATTATCTTAAAATTCTTTTCAGTGCCATTGCTTCTAACCAAGATACTCGCACTGATTTTGATTTCAATAGAATTAATGTCAATTAATGAGAACGTAATAGCAGTGAAAGGGTTTAACATTTGGCAAGCTATGAAAAACTTATTTGCAAGGGCTAAGGATATAAAAAAAGAGGTAGATGAAATTAGACGTAAGCAAGATAACGCAGGTGAGATTGGATAGTGACCAATACTTTCAAGAAACTAACCCCAAATCCCAAATTTATTTACACCACACAGCAGGCTCAGGAGATGCCAAGGGTGTATCTCGTTATTGGAATACAAACGACACACGAATAGCTACTGCATTTATCATAGGTGCCAGTGGTGAGATAGTGCAATGCTTCTCATCCAAACATTGGGCTTGGCATCTAGGCATTGATTCAGCTGATTTTGCTGTTAAGAAACTACCTTACCGAAACCTAAACAAACTGTCAGTAGGTATTGAGATATGTAATTGGGGACCATTAAAGCAAAAGAATGGAGCTTACTATACCTATGTTAATTCTCAGGTAAAGAAAGAGATGGTAACTTTACTAGACAAACCATTTAAAGGACATACAGCGTGGTACCGTTATACTGATGAACAAATTGAAAGCACTCGCCAACTGCTTTTATATTTATGCGAAACCTATAACATCCCCAAAGCATACCGGTCAGAGATATTTAACATTGATGTTAAAGCCTTTGAGGGTACTGCAGGTATCTATACCCACAACTCAGTAAGAAAGGACAAATCAGATATTTACCCATGCCCTCGCATGATTGAAATGCTTAAAAACCTATGAAAAATTTATACCTAATTTTAGCCCTTTTAACGCTATTAAGTTGCTCAAGTGAACGAAAGGCACAATACCACTACCAAAAGGCTCTTAAACACGGCCTAAAGGTTATTCAGGACAGCGACACAATACGAATAACTACTTTAGATTCATTTCCAGTGATAAGATTTGATTCGATTGTATACGAAAAATTCTTTACTACTAAGGACACCGTAATAAATTTTAGAAATGTTTACTTGCCTAAAACCAAATGGCAAACCAAAATAGAATATAAAGAACGAATAAAAACTATTAAGATACAAGGGCAAACAAAGTGGAAAACTGCCAAGGCTACTCAGGTAGTAAAGTACAGAATTAATTGGTGGATAGTGTTAATATCATTTATTCTAGGTACATTAGCTCGGTTTTTAATCAAACAAGGGGTGTTCCAAAGGATTGCTCTGCTATTAAAGCTATGAGAAAACGACTTTTTTACGATATAGAAACCTCATTTAACGTAGGTATCTTTTGGCGCTCAGGTTACAACCTAACCATTAACCCCAGTGACATTATTCACGAACGTGCAATAATATGCATCTGCTACAAATGGGAGGGGGAGGATGAAATACACAGCCTTACATGGTCCAAATCTCAAAGCGACAAGGACATGATTAAAAAATTCATCAAAGTACTACACCAAGCCGATGAGATAGTGGCTCACAATGGGGATAGATTCGACCTTAAATGGATACGCACAAGGGCTATAATTCATGGTATTGATGTTATGCCATCACCCAAGACCATTGACACCCTTAAATGGGCTAAAAGGTACTTTAATTTCAATTCAAACAAGCTAGACTATATTGCCAAGTTTCTTAATGTTGGTGCCAAAATGGAAACAGGAGGTATGGACCTTTGGAAAGATATAGTATTTAGAAAAGACCAGGTAGCATTGGATAAGATGGTGGCCTATTGTAAGATGGATGTAGAAGTCCTAGAGGCAGTATTTAAGAAACTAACTTCCTATACCACACCTCAGCACAACTATGCAGTACAGCATAGTGGAGATAAATTCGAGTGCCCAGAGTGCTCAGGTACAAACCAAAAATATAATAAGAAAGTAGTAACCGCATCAGGTACGGTTCACCATTGGCTCAAATGTCGTGACTGTGGTAAGCACAATAAAGTAAACCATCTTGTTTACACCAAATATCAAGAGTTCATTTACCGCAGGAAGTTCCTTAACAGGTAATACCCTTATTTTTGCGGAGTTTATTTAAGGTTATCCCCTTAATTTAGTCCCATTTATCTATGATATTTAAGGCTTTCCTTATTTAGAATCATTCTAAATTACAAAATAATTTAATTTTTTTTGTTGAAATGTTTTTTAGTATGTAAATAAGTTTTATATTTGTGTATAATTATTAACCAAATAAATAAAAACAAAATGAACCAGTACCAAAAAGCCTATTTAGAATTAGCAGGATTAGCCTTAACGCTTTACGCAGGAATCCGATTAATAATGTATGTAATAATTAACTCTTAAAAACTAAACAAATGAAAACAGCAAACAGAATTTACTCGCAAATTGACCGACACTTAGGAAACGAAATAGAACTTTATTTAGAGATAGACGGTAAGACATTTAGTTTCTCCCTAGAATACGAAATAAGCAATTTAACCAGTGACGATTACGACCTTGACGTAAGGGTAATCGAAGGCATTGAATACACGGATGGAGACGAACAAGAGTACTTAGTAAACGTAGATATGTACCACGTTATTTATGACTGCGTGAGTGAATACTTCAGCGACTACGACTTCTGGAGCGAGGAAGAATACTCTAACGAATGCGACAGGGCAGATGATTTTAATAAACAATCAAAACTTTCACAATGGTAAACCTAATTGAGCAAATAGAATGGTGGCAAAAAAACGGACACTTTAATTTAGAACTTTACTTTAACTACTTAAAAAAACGAAATGAAAACTTACGAAATTAAATACTTCTACAAAGAAAATCCGGCATCACGAAGAAAGATACGCACGGAAATAGTAGAAGCCTACGACGTTACTCACGCTAGGTTAGTCTTAGATATTTGGAACGATTTAATAATAGCTATAAAACGAATAAAATGACACTTAAAGAAAACTGCATAAAATTGGTTGAGCAGGACCAATTAAACAAGCCAAACAGGAAAGCGCATATTATCCATAAGAAAGCTTACCTAGCATACAAGCTAAGGGGCTACGAAATGACTTGGAATGGCATAGGGGAGATACTAGGGTTAACTCACGCTACCGTTATTCATTTAGTAAATAATGCTACGTGGTGGGAAAAGACTAAGGACAGTATGTATTTAGAAGATACGAAGCTTTATAGGCAGGAAATCGAAAACTTGGAAGCTACTCCAGAAGATAGGAACCTAGAAAAGGACGTGCTAGAATGTGAATCCTATAAAAAACTTGAAAGAATCAAAGAAAGAATTTCTAAAAAGTACTACATTTAATGAAATAATTTATTATATTTGTGGACGCACCATCTCACAATAAGTGCAAAAGAAAGTTTTTAGGCCTTTGGATGAATGTGAAGTGAGATGCACAGGATTCCAAGGGCTTTTTTTATTAAAAAATTTATTATGGCAAAAGACAAAAAATCATTTATTTTATATGCCGACCAAAAGGCATTATTCGAGAAGCTTCCTGATGACTTAGCAGGGAAATTAATTAAGCATATTTTTAGATACGTCAACGATGAAAACCCAGTGAGCGAAGATTTAATTATAGAAATAGCTTTTGAACCTATTAAGAATCACCTAAAACGTGACCTTAAATTATTTGAGGAAAAGCTTATTAAACGTAGCGAAGCAGGTAAAGCAGGCGCAGAAAAAAGATGGCAAGAAATGGCAAACGATAGCAATCGCATAAATAATATAGCAAACGATGGCAAACGCATAAAACCTATAGCAAAAATAGCTGAGAATGTTAATGTTAATGTTAATGATATATATAATACACCTCCGTTGGAGGATTTTATAGCTTATGCAGTGAGTAAAGTACATAACATCGACAAAGAGCAGATACGTTTAAAGTACGAAAGTTGGTTGGTAAATGAATGGTGTACAAACTCAAAGGGCAAAAAGACTAAAATTAAAAATTGGAAATCTACCCTATTAAATACTTTGCCTTATATTAGCCGAATAGATACTAACGAGCCTAAAGAATTACAGATGGCAAGAGCGCAGGGGTTATGTTAACAACAAAGGGAGACCAAACAGAATACCTACTGAATTACCGAGATGGTAAAATACAAATGGGTTTAGAAATAGGTTGTTACCTAGACGAATACCTTAGATTCAAACCTAAGCAACTCAACATTATTTTAGGGCACGATAACGTAGGGAAAACCTATTGGATAAATTGGTACTTTCTTACCCTTGCTTTAAAACACGATTTAACCTTTTGTATCTGGAGCGGAGAAAATCAAAAGGGGCAAATCCTCAGAGACCTTATCCAG